AGACCACCCGCGCCTGTGTTCGGTTCACCGTTCACCGCTTCACTCATCCCGCTGGCTTTCGCCGCTTCGCGGGTGATGTCGCGTTTGATTCGGTTGTCCGAGGCTTGGTCTTCCAGTTGCGATTTTTGCTGGAACTTCTGTTGGTCGCCTTGCTGCTTCGCCTGCGTTTGCGCTTGCATTTGAGCGGCCTTCGAGTTCGCGTCGCGTTTCTGCTTCATCGCAGCCGTCATCGGCTTGATGATGTCGTTCTTGTTCTTCCACTCCGAGGCTTCGAGCCACATTGTGATGATGGGCTTGTAGTCGATGTATTCCTCGTTGATGTCAGCGAGTGATTGCTGGATCTGTGGGTTGTCGAGAATCTGCGTGAGCATGACCATCGACTGAGCCATCGTGCGCTTTGCAGCGAGTGACGACCCCGCGAGAACCTCATACTCGATTTGAGCATTGTGGAAATCCTGAAGATCGAAATTGTTCAGGAAGTCTGAGCCCTGCTCGCGCCCGAGAATGTGGAAAATCGCGGCATCCGACATGACGTTGAACACAAGCATGTCGATGACTTTAAGGAACGGTTTGAATACCTGCTCGATGAAGTTATCCAAAGGACCATCGAGTCGTGTCGCAGAAGCACCAGCGAGGATGTTTGCACCCCCAGCGGTTCTGCCCATGCTAGAGCGTGGGCCTGCTGACGATCCTTGGACAAGCGTCTGGTCTGCACCTGACGACGACTCGGTAGCCTGCTCAGACTCTTTCAGAGCCGCCCAGATATCGGGAGGCATCTTCGGAGTTTCCAGCAGTTTGTAAGACTTCTCCACGTCCGTCACGGACATAATCTTGCCGAGGCCAGTGCGGATAGTCTGTGTGGGTGCGTTATCGTCCCTGTTGCGCAGATAGATTGGGTTGACGCCATATGACAGAATCTTTAGAATGGCGTTGATGGTGCCTTGGTCGACACGTTGATTCTGTCCCACGATGAGGCCGAGCCCCATGCCGTAAAACGCTCGGGGTCGATTCCACCAGTTCGCACTCAAGAACGGAATCTCGTGAAACTCGTTCTTGCCAACGAAGATGACGAGTTCTTGGTTCAGGACCATAATCTTGCGACCATTGTCCCAATACTCCAAAATCTCCAGCTTCGTCCGATGCGGGTCGGGGCTAGTTTTCTGGTTCGCCCTCTCCGCGTGATGAACAACACCCTCCATATAAGTTGCTTGCTCTGTCTCCAGAGTTTGCGCCCTCGGGGGATTGTTCCAGATCGCGTTCATCTGGTCGAGGGTTGGAAGTCTCCACCCGTCCATCGCTTCGCCCGTCTCGCCATCGGCGATAGCTTGCACGATTGCGAGGCGCAGATCATTGAGTTGATACCAGTCCATGTAACGGACATCGACCACCCAGCCAGCCTTACGAATATCGCTCACGCTCAACTGTGGATCGACTAGGACCTTGTCCAGCGGACGCCACTCAAAGAACGGAATCGGAATAGTTCGCTTGTCCTGAGTAATGTCAGGGGGAGCGTCGGTGGGTAATATTGTCGTGGCTCCGACTGTAGCCGCATCCCCGTGAGGGATTTGCAGCGTGGTAGCCTTACGCTTGTAGGACACGATTTCTTTCCAATCGTAGCCCCACTTGAAAATGCTTGTGCCGAGATGAGCCATCTGCTCAAGGCCCCACTTAGTCTGGGTCTTGAACGCGCACTGGTCCATGATAAACGAGAACATCGCTGTTTTCGCATCAATGACCTTCTGGCTTGTGCCAGGACGCGGGCGGATCAACATCGGCGGGTCGTCGTAGAACAGGCCCTTGTAGAGTTGCGGCACGACTGAGTTGCAGACCTTCGCAACCGTGAACCGCTGAACATTGGGCTCTAGGATGTACGTGTTTTCGTACACAGACATCGGACGGGGCGATTGATACAGAAGGTCAGCGTCGCGCCACAAAAGCGTCCACTGCTTGTTGGCTATGAAAGCCTTTGCCATTGCGGCGGACTGCACTACCAGCGCAAGGTCAACGTCGACGGTCTTAGTCTCTCCGTCCGCCGTAAAACTTTGCGCCGTCATCATCGCGTTCGGATTGCCGTCGGAAACTATGCCAACGCCAACTGTAGGTTCTGACATATTTTCCTCTTCACCTTCAAACTTACTTCTTACCCATCGACGGGCTCTTCCCGTCGTAGCCCATCTGACCTGTGTACATGTCGTAGGTGCTGCCCGCGCGCTTCGTGCCCGGCGAATTGAAACCCGCCTTGCCAGCAATCGTTCCCGGACAACCTGTTGCCTCCACCCAATTACTATTCTTTCTCTTCAGAGACAAGCCCATCAACTTCGCACCACTCATTGCTCCAGCCATAAATTCTCCTTTAACTAAACAACTCACCGAGAGGGTCTTGCGTTGCCGCGTATGCTTCTTCGGCAGCCTGCTGCTCCAATTGTTCTTGAGCCATGTCAGGGAACTCCAGCGCGGCGTTGAGCGCGTTGTACTTCGAATACTTGCCATCGCCGTACGTCTGGTCGTAGAAGGACTTCATCTTCGGGTCGGACACGTACCCTGGAGATGACATCGTCATCTTGCCTTCAATGTCTGCATATGCCCCGAATTGTTGGACTAGGAGTGCCAGCGCGTCCACGATGTCATCGTGTGTACCCGCCGCCGTCCCGAACTTGGACAGTTCGTCGTACAACTCTTCTAGACTCGGACAGGTGTTGATGAACCGCATCCTGTCGTCGCCCAGAAGTCGGAGTACCGGACCCGCCTTGACTTTCTTCGAGTTCAACTTACTGCCTTGCCCGAGCGGGACCATCTCAATCGGAACGCGAACTTTCAATTTGTCCATCTCGCGATAAACTTCGCGTTGGACGTACTTCTCGGCTTTGCCTGTGTCCTCAATGCAGATGCGTTTCGGACGCCATTGGAGTGCGGTCGCGGCGATCATCGCGGGCAGTTCGTATTCGTTGAACTTGCCTCGTTTCATGTCTATGATGTAGAATCGCCCGCCGTAGATGAGCGCGGTGATGATAACCGTGTAGTCCGCCCAACTCTTCGTAGAGTAAGCCGTGTCCACACAGGTGACAATCATCCCCGTTCCGGGAAGTTCGACCGCATTACAGGTGCGACGAATCAGTAGTTCCCGAGGGAACTTGATGACGTGCATCTGGGTGGGATCGTTAAGGTACTTAATGGCAAAATAGGGATCGTTACGCCGCTTCGTGTTAAGAAACTGGAAGTTCAGCGAATGGGGATTAGCGGGCACATTAAACCAGTACCCGTAATCGTGCTCGGTCATCTCATCAGAAATCTTGCCGAATTTCTGTGCCTCCGCAGTTGGCCACCACGCGGCCCGTATATAAATCTTCGTAGGAAATTCTTCGCCATCCTCCGCGTACTTCTTAGAATTTCGTATGACCTGTCCGTACACATCTTCCACATCATACCAAGTTCCAATCAGGTCATAAAATCCATAAGGGTGCAACATGGCTTGGTTGATCGAAACCTGCTTGTTGATGTTCTTCATCCGATCAACAGTCTGAGAGTTCTCGTTTGTAACTACGTCGTCTAATTTCAACACGCCCACATGCCAACCAGTCAAGTTCTGTTCAATAGAAGCAGCAAAGACCGTTGGTTCTTTCAGAACTATCGAAACCGCAGGCGTCTGGTATTCCGACTGTCTCCCGTCATCAGTAGGAATGCAGTGTTCAGGAAACAACACTTGGAATAAACTCGGCAGACCGTCAGACATTGTCCGGGGGTGAAAATCTTTCGCCGTGCCTTCTTCTAGCGTGAAATGGCCTTTTATCTCGCCCACAAAATCATTTGCCAAGGCGAGAACGCCCGTCAACACCAAAATTGTTACTTCAGGCCAGCAGATTATGTACTGGACACAATCGGCCATATCCATAGAACTCTTAAACCCGCCACGGGGCACGAGAAGGAGACGTTCTTTCTGCTCGATGTACGATGTTGCGAACCCCTTGAAAGTTTTCTGGGTGGGGTCCTTTCGTACAAAAAACGAATTGCAGATAGACTCATGGATTGTGTGAGTCGTCCCGTCTGTCCAAACATACTCTTGGTCAGACATATCGCTGTAAGTTTCGAGCAATTTACACAGCGCGAAGAGATTAGTCTGGGCGAGGAAACGATAGCGAGCGACCGCCGCGCCGTCATCCAACCCATACTGCTTGCAACTTTTCGCTAACTTCTCCTGTTGTGCAACCGTCAGTCGCTGGGCGCTATCCTGGGCCATTTTTTCAATCTGGGTTAGAGTACTGGCCCGATACTGGTAATTCTTGTCCTGCAAATGCGTCTGGAACCACTCCTGGAGTTGTTCGACTTTCACGCCCCCTCCAATACTCGATGTAATCGGCAGCTTTTCTCAACCATTCAGGATTCTCCTGAAATAAACCAATCGCAAAGTTTATATCCTGATTGAGTAATCCGCGATTCTGTCCAGACAAGTGACTATGATCTACGGAGAGCCGTTTGCGTGGGGCCTTGGGCGGCAATCCACTAATCGCACACACTCCGCTTTGTTGACGGGATATTGCTTGAAACTCACTCCACGTCATGCCATACGAGTGCTTCAACCAACTGTTCCAATGACTCTCGGGGTTATCCTTTCGCCATTGCCGAAGATACTCGTTCCGTTTAGTGCGATCTTTAAAGGGCATACTGTTCTCCTATCCGAGAATTGGGCGAGGGGATAGCCTCGCCCGCCACCAGTTAATTAGGCTGGTAGCAAACTTTTACATTCCTGCGGGCGGTGCGCCAGCAGCGACAGGGGCTCCAGCGGCGGGAGCCATCGGTGACGGTGCGGCTGTCATCGGAGCCGCGCCTTCAGCGGGCTCATCTCCTGCGTGCTGATCCATGTGGTCCTTCGCCTCGTCCAGATTGTTGAACATGTGAGTCTCGTCTGGGTGATGAACGGGAGAGTGATGCTTGTGGGTGATGACGTGCTTTCCGTTGTGCGTCTTGGAATGCACCATCTCTTTAATTTCTTTCTTGGGCGTCTTGCTGCCCGTGACCATGTCGTACGGTGTCGCTGCCATGTTAGCTCCTTCTACCTTACCGCCCTTGTCATAAACCTTCGTCTGCTCGGGGGTGAGAACCCGTTCGCCCTCTTTCAAGATAGCGAGTTGGTGTTTGCCGTCGTGAAGATTGCTGCCCCCTACAACGCCGCCCTTGTCGTAAGTCTTTATGTTGGAGCTAGTCATGCCCGAAGTGTCAATTCGTTTCTCTTTGCCCTGCGAGCCGTAAGGCTTCGCGGTTCCGCCGACTCCCGCGCCCGTGCGCGGCGCGCTGGGCGCAGCAACAGGATCGCCCTTCAGAGCATTGGTGCCTTGGCGATAACTCTCGCCCGTGGATTTCATCTCGCCACTCAGACCCGTAGCCTCGTCATTGCCCGATTTTACCGCGTCGGTCGCTCGCTTTACAGCGTCCTTGATAACATCCGTGACTCCCGCCATAAGGCTCCTTATTTGAAAAACTTCGGAAGGCGTGCCCAGCGTTCTCGGGCGTGCATCCGCATACCCTTACCTGGGTCGTACTCGGAATAGAGAGTGCGAAACTTGCGCTCTGCGCCCAGGAAACTGTCGCCCATCTCCCCGATGGTTCTTAGGAACATGAGCATCATCAGTGGACCACGCGTGTGACCCGCAATGCAGTGGGAGAGCACTTTGTCTCCAGCGTCGTACCGCTCTTTGAGAAATCGAAGTCCAGGGTCGACAGCCGCTGCAGGAATCATGTCGGGGTCTTCCACGTCGATGAGATTCAACGCCATGTGCTTCGTGTCAGAGCGATAGAAATAGTAATTGGCATCCTTCGGTGCGCCGAGCGTCGTGTATCCGAGCACAGCGCGATGACAATCTGGGGAGCCGTCTTTGCATGCAGCGAGGATTGAGTATCCGCGACGATTCGCTTCAGGCACAGCCTCTTCGTCACCCACATACAATCTGTCGATGATATTCTCAAGGATGGCCTTATACATACTCCTCCCAATTAG